GTCGCCACAGATGGGACAAGAAAAGTTCCAGAGATAGGCATCCTTCTGCTTGAAGTTACGCAAGCGAGAAGAAACCAGTTTGATATATTTTGAGTCGGTGTGTAACATGTTTTCATATTGTAACACACCACTCAGTCATTGTCAAGGCTAACTTATCAATTTTATTAATGTTGCCGAGTGCCCAGACACCCAACCCATACAGGCAACTACGCCGGCGGCAGTCCACACCCACTTATCTCTTTGAGTTTTCAATGCAGTAATTTCTTCAGCTAAGGCTTTATGTTGACTACAAGAAGTATCATACATTGTAGTCAGCTTCTCTGTCAAGCTATCTCTGGTTTTATCAAGGCAATCATGCATATCTTTAACATCGATTTTAAGATCATCGATTTTGCCATCTAAGTTTTGTACCTTAGTTTCAACAATACCAAGTCGTTCTGTTGTAGTTGCCATTTATTTCTTCACAGGTACTTCTGTGCCTTCTAGTTTTTTATGTACTTTGATAGTCTTGCAAATTTGTTGTGGTTTGCCGTCTTTGTCCATTACGACTTTATCGGCTTTGTCTTTTTTATCTTTACAGACTTTCTTTTCTTCACCGCCTGCATACGCAGTTGATGATACTGCTAAACATAGACCTGCTACAAATATATATTTTTTCATATTGATTCCTTATTTTACCGCAAACTTTTCGCTTGCTGTAAATCCTAGTCCACCGATAACAATGTACATAAGACTGTTAAATAATACTATGTCTATCTTTGTTTCAAACCATGTGTTACTGATAAAGCCAGCGGCACACAGCAAAAATGCTAAGAATGTAACAGTACGTTTACTGCTTACTGCACCTGTGTCATCACTTAACATACTTCTTATTACATTCATAATTATCTCCAAAAAAATAGTATAACTTTTAACTTGTCAATATACTTTTGCAAGTACTTTGTTTGAATGCTTTTTGCAAACTCAGGTTGTGGAAAATTCCAACCTACAAATGCGCCGAGAAAAATCCAAAATAATGTTTCTAACATTGTGTGTCCTTAGAGTAAAGGTTGTGATGCTGGTGGTGGTGCAGCTTTACCACCAAAACCTACTGTTGCTGAAACTGGTTGTCCTGGTTGATTGAAGTTGGATTCACCACTAAACCTATTTTGTGATGATGTATAATTGGGTTCAAAATTATTTTGTGGTAGTGAATAACTAGGTTGATTGTTCACTGGTGGAACATATGATGTACCTGTCTGAATGCCACCATTGTTAGCCCCGCCAAGTTTCTCTTGAGTGCGACCAAATGCCGCAATACCTAGTACTGCACCCATTGCAATGTGGAATAGACCAGCGCCTTGCAATGTTAGTGGTTGCCATTGACTTGTAACTTGCCCGTGATTTAAAGACTGTAATAGACTCCATAGGATAGGAAATACAACCATGTCCATAGTACAGACTAGCATATACATCCAACCCATCATTGGACGCCATTTGCTGTTCATCCAATGTTCGCTTTCGCTTTCTTTTACTTCTATTTCGTTAGCCATATTAAACTCCTAAAACATGTAATGCGTGTTCATAATGTTTAATTCGATCTTCAAGACCTATGGTGCCGCCGTTGATTCTTTTCGTTAAGGTAACAATATCACCTTTATCTGCCCATTGATTTAGATTGTTTGATTCCCAAAACCAACATGCAGATTGTGCTGCACCTTCAAATGTGGCCAAATACTCAGACACATCTTCAGGTGTCATTTCTAAACTATCAGCAAATGATGTGTAGTTTTGTTTACCAGTTAATTGAATGAGGCCTCGACCACAATATCTGTAGCCGTCACCAGATGCCTCATCACCATTACCCATGCGTGATGCATACACTCTATTTGCAATAGCTTCTTGTTTGTTTGGCTTAGCACAATATTCTTCTGCAAGTGCATCATTCGGGAAATACTTGGAGAACAATTTACGCAAAGTTGCTGGTCTATAATTTAGATTTTCTTTGAGTGCGGTAAATCCATTAGATTCATGTGAACATTGTGCAATGAAGGCTGCAACACGGTTTGGTGTATTGATCTCATAGTCTGGCAATAGTTTAGACAGTGCATCGTACCAATGGTCAACGTAAGGATTTTTAGGTAGCAATTGTTTTAATTGTTCTATTGTTAATTCCATTACTTTATTCCTTCAAATATTAATTTATGCACTTGATACCATTCAATCCAAGAATCGACTTTCACAGCACATTCATAATATGTTGAATAATTTATTGTAATTGTTTTAGATACATCACTCAATTTAGCTTCGTCTTTTAGTTTTTCTAATTGTGGACATATAGTTTGCAATTTAGATGGAGCTTCAGGAAACTTAACTGTTACAGGAACAACTGTTGAACACCCCGATATGAGCATAAACAAAACGCATATAATATATTTCATTTGTTTAATTCCGTTGCATCATTGTGAGCTTTAATAAATTCTTTTGGTATTACACACGAACTATCGTACTTAACGATTTCTCGATCAACATACTGAATTACTTCTTCACCTTTTCTAGTTATATATTCAGTCTTTTTAACAACTTTTTCTAGTATTTGCACATTCTGCTTAACTGATTCGACTTCAGCCATAGCAACTTTAGCTTCAACTTCTTCGACTCTTGCATTCCATTGTTCTTCGTTTGCAATACCACCAAACATGTATGTTGCAAACACAATTAAAACAATAGATACCAGTTGAATTGGTATCTTGTATATATTAATTGATGGAATTGGTATGAATTGCAGTAAGTAGGACAAAAATAGACCAATCAAACCTACTGAACCCACAACATAAAAAACCCAATCAGGTAAAAAATTAAGAAGCCACATTAGATTTTCTCTTTATGAAAGAAATGAAAGAAGCAGTTTTCTTCTTCCTGTTTACACCAGGTTCACCTTTAGGACCAACACCAATGCCTGCAATTTGGCCACCACCAACTGCATTGACTGGTGCATCTTCTTGTATAGATTTGCAGATCATGTCGGTTGTGCACCAATATTGACCCACCCCACATTCTTTTTTAAATTCGTTTGTCATTTTCGCCTTAGTACTTCTGCAATTTTAGTGTCGATTGGTATATTTGAAGATAATATATCATGGCCTTTAATTCCTTTAACTACATCAGGCATACAACTCAAGAACAACAAATATGTTTTTAACGCTGGAAAATCATCTTTAGACACTTTAAAGAATAACAATCGTGATGTTACCTCTGGTCCAAAAACATTATAGAGAACAACTAGATGGTTTAACACCAATTGTTCTCTAAGTTCGTTAACTTTGCGATATCTACGAAACAATCTTTTTAGGTAATTGAATCGTTTCATATCGTCTTTAAATTCACTCATAACACAATTGGGCTTATCATAAGCCTTAATTGCATAAATCATAATATTATCATTTGTCAAATCATCAAAGGACATTTATTCTTCTTCTTTGTCTTCCCCGTCCGATAAAAGTTCTTCCATACGGCTTTCGTTGCCTACTTCAGCATAAAACTCATAGTTATCGTCATCGGTTAAATAGTAAATTATGTAAACACTCAAATTTTCTTCTAAATCTAATATAACTTCATCTCCATCAGGATCAGCATCGTAAAGTGCTGGCATATCATAACCATATGCACTCAACACTTTACGAATGCGTTGTAAACCGGATTCGGGAGATAGTAGTAAATCATTCAAGTCTTTATTTAAACGATTGTTGATTTCAGTTTGTGACTGATTAGCACCAATATTATCAAATGGCACTTCTTTAGCAACAATGGGTTGGCTATAATGCATTTCTGCATTTGCCAACTCATTTAAATATTGACTGAATCGCATTAACTGTCTGGATAAATGATATCGTCAGATCCGTCACCAACCATAGAACCCATAGCAACTAAGGTTTCTGTGTGAACACGATTTGCACGACCGCCCATGACAATAGTAAATGATCCGTTACCTACAGCAGCACTATATGCAATAGCTGGAGTATTTGCATAGAATCCAGGATTATCAATTACAATTGAAGTAATATATTGAGCTGTATTAACAACTACGTTTGCTCTTGCTTCTACTAATGGATTTGTAACACCACCAGTTTGACGAGCAGCAATATTGCTAAGACCTTTGTTACCACCTGTGAAGATGATTGTGCCGTTAGCGCCAACGGCACCAGTATTTGCAGTAATGGATACGATTGGACCCATGCCTGCTTTTCTTAGTACCCAACCTGCGTGAGTTGAAGATTTACCATCAGAACCAAGAATACCTTTTTCTGTTGGGTCAACTCCAAAAACACCTACGGCTGCGCCTGGTACATGAAAACTTGCTTTTGTGTTAGCATAAAGCGTTCCTTGTGTGTTTGCAGAAAGGCCTAAACCTCCAGTTCCTGCAAACTTTGGTGCACCGTTAGATGCATCAGTATTCGTCCATAAAGACATATTTTTCTCCTTGTTTTATATCCGGTTTGTTATTATATTTATGCTTCAGTCACTATCATACATTTCTTGTTATCGAATTTGACAACACAGGATCTGCCTGAAATTTGTCTTCTGATGCAGATTTTTTCTTGTCTTTGGCAGTTTTAACTGCATCACGGACAATAGAAGCCTGTTTCGATTCTTTGATACCTTTTTTCTTCATGGCCATTTGCATACCTCTGTGAGCTGCATCTTTGGCCATTGATTGTGCTGTGTGTACAGCACCAGATTTATCTTTTACAACACCATTTGATTTTTTGTATGGACCATCAAAAGGTGGTTTGTTAGCATCATCTGCCTTCTTTTGACGAGCTTGAATAGAGTTATTGTAATTTGGTTCATCCATAGGTTTAAATGCCTCTTTCATATGACCATATTTCTTTTTGTACCAGTCTGGTGTTCCACTTGTTTTACGGAAATGTCTTACTGTTGCAGAATCATTTGCTTGGTCACGATACTTGTTTTCAGCAGTAGTGTTGTGTGACTTCATTGCTTCAGCGGCAGCGTGTGCATCTTTGGCAATATGAACTAATTCAGCATCAGACTTCTTGTGATACTCATGTCCTTCTAAAGGATGGCGTTGAGATGGACGGCCTTCTTGTAAAGGTGTATCATCAATTTCAACAGAGTCTCCAAGATTTTGTCCAGGCCGAGCAGATTTGTAATATGCTGCAGGTGAACTCATATCAATCTTTTTTTCTGGAGTTTGTTTTACTACAGGGTTGGCTTTATTGTATGCCGTTTTAATACCTACACTTAATTTTCTTTTTTTGTCCGGTGAGGCTGAAGGATATGCCTTATGACCAGCACGCATGTATGCGTTTAATTTATCCTTAGATAACTCATCTAAAACTTCTTCTTTCATTTCAGAGTACATATAATCTGCCGCAGTTTGGATATAGTCAGTAGCAAGAGTAATCTTAGATTGAACCCATTCAGGCATATCAGTATCTGGTTTCAACATATCTTTAATCATTTCACCACATCGTATTAGTGTTGCCAATTGATTCAAGGCCATATCACCTTCATAACCATACTCTTGTTCATCTTTTGCTTCTGTGGCCAATCTTTGTTTAGCTAAAGACTTTGTTATTCCGTGTTTCTTAACAAATGAAGTCTTATCTAATACATCCAAATCACCTTTGACTTGAGGCATAACAATTTCAGATATTTCTTTGAATCTTTTTATCATAGTCTTACTTCCTTTTTTAGCAAGACCATCTGGCATCTCTTGGGTAGTTGGATCATCACCAACTTCAGATGCTTCTGAAACAGATTTCCATCCACCACCTTTAGATTTGTACCACTTTGATGCCCAACCATTTGCATAGGCAGAAGGATAAACATCAAACTTAGATTTTGCTTGAGCAATAGCTCTTGACCACAATTCTGGATTAGTAGGTTTATTTTTTTCGTTTATTTGTTCCATATTTTCATTTACCTTACTTTTAACATTGATTGGTGCGCCTTGTCTTTCGGCATTTGGATCTTGTTGTCTTTTTCTTCTTACAGCAGAGGCTCTTTCTTTTTTACTTAAAGACGCTCTTAGTCCTTGTGACATGCATTTGGGTTTAGGTTCACCAGGTTCTCTTGCACAAGGACCAATTGCTTCGCCCTTACTATTGATTCTTTTCCAATCACCTTTTGGATCAGTTTTACTGAACCACTTTCGTAAGTCTTCTTTGAGTTCTGCTCTTCTCTCATCATTAGTTTTACGATTTGGACTATCTGGATTTTTATAAGGAGTTTTTCTAAATCCTTCTTTGTCGTAATTACCAGATTTCTTTTTTGCAATTGCAGTAGCAGCCGCAATTGCAGCCGCAGCAGATTCATTCATACCACCATGAGTTTCACACATGCCACAATCTGGACATACATGTTCCATCTCAACGCTTTCATTCTGTTTCTTTTTACCTGCACAATGAGCCTTTTGACTGAATCCTTTAGGGTGGGAGCAATTAATACTACTTTTGTATTTTTGACTCCAACCTTCTTCCATGTCTTCTTCTTTTACACAAGAACCAGGAGAATAAGGCGTTTTACCTGGTTTTGGTTTGTAACCAGGCCAACACCTCCCCTCTAAAAAATCAGAAAACTTTTTCATCTCAATCTTTCATCGCCTGTTTGTTGGCGGTGGCATACATCACGTTTTTAGCACGATCACCATAACGCTCTTTGAATCCGGCCATACCTTTTTTCATCGACTTAACAATGTGTTCACGTTTATTCATTTCACCGCCAGTCATGTGACGTTCTTCAATGTCAACTTGGTCAATACCGTTCATTAAATCTGCATCAATAACTTGAATGTCTTGTTCAACTGATTCTTGCTTAACTGCTTGAACAGATGCTTTTGCAACATCAGCTTGTGGTTTAGTACCAGCTGCACGTTTCTTTGCATCTTCTAAGTCTTTTACGAATTGTTCTGAATCAGGTTCTTCAATAATCAAATCTTCTTTTTTAATTGATTCAAAGAAAGTCTTTAGACCACCTTCTTTGTAGATGGCAATCATCTCAGACATTTTCTTTTTCTTTTTCTCTGCATCAATAGCAGCCAATTCTTTATTTTTTGGTCCGTCTAATACATCAACTGCATGTGGTTCTGGCTTAGATGCACCATATGAACGACCTTGAACTTTAGTTGATGGCAAATCAGCCATCTTAACTTCATCAATTTGTTCTTCTTCTTTAACGACTTCTTTTTTATATTTTGCAGCTAAAGCACCCTTATCAGCTGGAGTGCCACCACCTGCAGCTACTTGACCTTCTTTTGCTGGTGTCATTTCTTCAATCTTTTTCTTTTCACCTTTCAAGATTTTAAAGTCTTGACCATCAATTTTACCATTGTGGTTCTTATCAAGCTTAACTTGACCGCCTTTTAATTCTTCTTGAATTACTGGTAAACCAGCCATGATTCGTGCAGCAACATCTGCAACATCACGGATTTGTTTATTATTTGAGTACATTAATTTTCTCCTAGTTTAATTTTTTTATTCTTAGCAATTCCAACGGCGTAATGCTTTATTGATTGGTGAATCAGGATCTCTTGCATTTTCTGGATTAGTCAATCTCTTTTTCATACCACTCATTCTACTGCAAAAAGATTTTCTTCTGTTTGCATCTTTTGAACCTGCTTTTAGTTTAGATGGATCTTTTGTTACCGCAGTCTTTAACTTTGAGCCTGGATTTTCTCTACGATAGGCATTAACTGCCTTCTGTGAAAGACCATCTGTTTTATCGGCTTTATTGACTTTACTCCAGTCTTCGGAAATAAAAGATTTAAATGATTTCATATGAATTTCTTCGCTTTGAAAGTTTTAAGGTTGATACCAACTCTTTTTAATTCACCTTCTTTTTGGTCACCAATTGATGCACCAGTTTCATCACCAGTCAACTCTTTAATAGTTTTCTTTTTTGGATCACGATTATATTTGCCGCCAGTTGTCGCAACAGTATTACTTACACCACGACTAAAGTTTTCACCAGAAGATGACATTGATAAACCGGGTTCAATACCCATGTCTATAGATTCAATCACTTTTTCTTTCTGTTTTGCCCTAATTTCGGAGAGACTGATTGTTTTCTTACTGGCGAGCGTGTTTGTGGTTTCGGTGTAATAACCGGAGTCTTTACTTCCACTGGTGTCTGCACTTCCAACACTTGTTCTGGTACTTCCACTTTCGGCAAAGTAACTTGCACCGGTACTTCTACTGGAACTTCCTGTTTGACTTCCGTAACTGGCTCTTGCACCGGTTTCTTCGTGAATAGGTTCTTTAGATATTTCAACATTTTCATTCTCCTCTTTGATTTTAATGGCATAACCATTTTTATATTTAATTACTTCACCATCGTGAGTGTGTGCATGTTTAGCCGCAGAACGGCGTAACAAAAACTTATACACATCACCACTAGGTTTACGCAGAAGTTTTACCTTCTTTCCTTCGAACAATTCAAGTATATCATCATTCAAGAATTCTTCTTTAACAGTTTTCTTTGCAGAAGTTCCTGTAGTTGGAACTTTTGGATTTGCAATTGGTTCTTTAGGCACTTCAACAAGTTTATCATGCACAGAACGATATGTGACTTTGCCCTGTTTGCCGTATCTACCAAAACCGAAGTATTGTAATCCTAATTTTCTTGCTTGCTCAGCAGCTGCTGAATCAGGATGAGGTGGTTTCTCTGCACCATTTTTTGGTACAGGTAACGTATCTTTCTTTTCTAACTCTTGTGCAATCCACTCATCTGCTTGTTTTGTTTTTGGTGGTCTTGCAATGAATTCTTTGATGCCCTTAAAGAGTTGCATTAGTTCTTCTTTTTTTGCCTTTACAACAGCAGGATTGGCACTTCTCAAGTCTTCAGAGTTATCAAACTCCATATAATTTGCACCAAACAACTTTGAATACTCTGCTCTAGCTCTCTGTACATTGTCCCATTTATCTTTACGGATGTCTTCTGGCACTGTACGACCACCACGCATACCACGTTCTATGTTTCTCTTTTTAGATACTTCATCGTGTGTATTAACTACAAGCATAGATGTTTCATATCCAGCTGATTCTAGTTTTTGTTTAATCTTCTTAGTCTTTTCAATGTCATCGCCTGTGCCATTGATAATCAAACCATTTCGGCCTACAATTGCAAGACGTTGACGTAATTCTGTAATGTTCTTTGCACGACCACGAACAAGGTTTCTTTTTTCTTCTTCTGACGCAGGCATCTTCTTATCAAGACTTTCTTTGTCCATCAGAAACTCAAGTGCCTTATCAGAATTCATTTCAACTAGACCATGACCAGCAAGTGTATTGTCTAGTACATAGTCTTTGCCTGAACCAGGACCACCAGCTAAAAACACGGCTTTAAAAATGCCATGATCGTGTACACCTTCTGTTAGAAAGATATCATCGAAATCATCATTGATATCTTCTTTGACTTGCATACCTTTACGAACATCATGGTACATTTCTTTTGCATGATGTTCTGGTACATGAGATGGAATACCTTTTCTGAATTCTTTGAAATTACCAGTTTTTGCATGACCTCTCATCTTAGATGCAGACATGCCTGTAGTACCCTCAGCATCAGGATCACGTTCACCTGCATTGTGTACTGTAATCTTTTTGAAGTTATACAACGCACCTTCGTGTGTGCCATTGTATTGTGCAAGTTTCTTTTTGTATTCTGGAACCCGATCCGATCCAGCAACCATGTGCAAGTGAGTTACACCTTTTTTGTGTAACTCAGCTGCATGTTGTAGAAAGGTGGGTTTTTCTTTGCTTGACGTAGAAAGATTCGTATCAGGAAAGAATCTTTTAGCGTGTTTGAGTTTTTGTTCTGCTGATAAAGGGTTTTTATCTTTATCTTGAGTATGAGATAGAACAACACTGTGCTCGCCGCTGTGTTGTTTAGAGACTTCTTTGACTTTGTTAACAACCAATTGATGGCCAGTTGTTACCGGATTTGCTCGCATAAAAGTAAAGGTGTGATGTACCTCTTTAGCTTCTCTCAAAAAATCTCTAAAATTCATGCTCCGCCTCTACAGCAGTTGTTAATACTCTATTTAGTATTAATTAGTCCTGATAACTAAAACCTCATCAGATTTAACATATTCATTTGGATATTCCTGTGGTTCTTTTAAACCAATGTCACCTTTATCAAATACCACAATACTATCATAGACTGACATACATTTTGTGTGTAACGTATAATAATCTGCATCAATTTGACCTTTAGTGTGTGATGCATTAATTCTATCAACCATCGTTTTAGCAACATTATTGATAGAATCTGGATGACTAATACTTCCACCATGTGATGGCCAATAAGCTGCGTGTGTATCTTCAATGAAGTATACTGCTTCTTTTGCAATACGCGGATATAACACTTCAAATGTTTTTCTTACATGGTCAACGTGATGACTGCCATCGTCTAATACTACATCAAATTGGCCAAATTCTTGAATCAAACTAGCAAGAAACTTCGGATCAGACTGATCGCCAATACGAACATGTACGCCATTTTCTTCGTGTTCTTTACATGCAGGATTGATATCAATACCAACAATCACACTATCAGGATGAAAGTACTTCTTCCACATCTGCAATGAACCGCCATTGAGAATACCAATCTCAAGCATCTTAATTGGTTTCTCTGTCAATGGTTTAAAATGTTTCTCATACACCCAAAAGTAATGAGTCCATTTAGTAATCTTTTTGCCGGTGTTATTTAACCAATATTCTTGTAAGTCCATAATATCCTCAGTAAGTTTCTGTTGCACCTGTTCCGGCCACGATTCCGTCACAATGTAGTTTATCAAATTCAATCAAATGATCGTGCTTTATATATCTATAGTGGGCGTGTTCAGTATCTAGACCTAATTCTTGCACAGTCTTAAAACAACCCATTAACACACCAAGATAATCATTTAGTAATGATGGGCAGAATGAATACATTCTTGTAATGAACAAGTAATCATTCTCATTCTTCCATGATGGCATCTTTTTCTTAAACACATACTTGCCAAATAAATTATCATATTCTTTGATATCAAAGGAATCGTGTAGTGTACTTCTTGCAGAGAACTTAAAGATTCTTTTAACAGAAGCCATCATGTTATTGTCAGTATTACTCATCAACAATCTAAGAGTCTTGAACAATAATACAATTTCTGATTCACTCTTGCGACCATTAGATGCCAACAATTGAATATCAGGATCGGTATTCCAACATGCAAGAACATCCACAAGCGGCGCAATCTCTTTCAGTTTGTGTTCTTCTACTGCATTTGGTGATCCATCAGTAAACACAATGATATCATTTGGAAAATGTTTACGCAAAGAATGTAAAGAATCCATCGTTTGTTTAAATCTATCTTCTGGTTGTACAACACCAATAACAGGATTTAATGCAGATGTAACTATAATTAAATTTTTATCTGGTAATAAGCTCATAATTTTTCTTCATTGTTTCTGTCATCAACTTAGATATTGTGATGTTTGGCATCCAACCTAGTTCCCACAGTGCTTTTACATAAGAACCTAAAGAAAACTTATTGACTTCTCTTTCAACTGCATCTTTAGATATTGATAAATTGTAACTATACCAATATTCTTTTGAAGGCATAAATTCATACTTTAAATCACCAAATGCGATAACGGCAGATTGAACAACGTCTTTTACAGATGTTAATGTGCCTGTGCATACATTATAGATTTGTCCTTTTGCTTCTGGTTTATTGACACACAATTCAATCAACTTCACCACATCATCAACATGAACATAATCCCGTTTCTGTTCACCATTTGAGTAGAATGTGCATGGTTCTCCATTAGCAACTTGCTTTACGATATAATTTAAAAGTGGTGGTGATGGACGATGCACATCTTGCCTTGGCCCAAACACGTTGAAGAATCTTAGTGTCACAATATCCATATCATAGTTGGTAATATAAGATTGTACTACATCTTCCATTAGTTTCTTTGATAGTGGATAGAACAATGTTGGTTTAACTTGTAGATTCTCAAGGAACGGTGCCTCTTCTTCAGTATTACCTTCATAGATGGCCGATGTACTTGCAACAATGGTTCGTTTGACACCAGCATCTTTGGCTGCTTTGAGAACAGAGGCAGTGCCTGCAACATTGACACTCAAACACTCAGCAGGATTAGATTCACATTCAGGTAAAGATGTTAATGCAGCCAAATGCACAATAACATCAGTCTTGTTAAACTGCAAAAGTTCTGTTAGTTTGATTGTTTCACGAATATCAAGTGCAACTGCATCACAGACTTGCTTGTCATTATCATATAGGTTCTCCATGTAACCATGGCTAAAATCATCTAGTGCAACGACTATATGACCATTCTTAGTCAATTCAATGCATAAGGTTGAACCAATACCACCTGCACCACCAGTAATCATTATATTCATGCTAATTTATCCACGTTTTGGCCATTTCTATTCATTTCACGATTCAATTTCAACCTATTTTCTTCAAGTTGTTTCAATCTATCATCAAGACGCCTTCTCTCCATAATTAATGCATCATGCTGTTTTTCTATTTGATGTTTTTCAAGTTGCCGAACTTGTTGTTGTACTCTTTCTATTTTCAAAGCATTTCTCCTAGTGTATCAGTATCTCGTTTAAGATTAATTGCAACTGCGGATGGATATGGATTAGAGTTTGCATAATCATTAATCACAACTCGGCAAGAATGATTTGCTTCCATGATTAGAATATACTCTTTAAATCCCAACTCATCTAAAATATTTCGTGTGTAACTCTCATACTTATTCTTACGAGCAGTTACAAACACCAGTTTGCAACCACGGGATTGTTCTTTCAATAATACAGCCACATTACCCACAATCGGTTCATATGGTGCATCGTGAAAGTCTTTAGTCTTAATTATTGTGCCGTCAATGTCGCAGAAGTATGTTGGCTTGTCATTGTACTTGAACCAATCATCGGCAGTACCCACATCAACAAAGTTCTCAACTTCTTTTTCTGTAAATACTCGGTCATTTGAAATCATGTAATCAATAATGTTAGATACAAAAATTTCTGAAGTAGAACTGTCTTTTAGTGTTTCAAACGTATCAACATATTCACCAATACTCGCAAACTGATAACCACCAACACAGAAAGAATCACTTACAATTTGTTTTTCAACAACAGAAGTAATGATACCTTGTTCATTAGTAATGGTGTAACTCTTTGCAGGTGCATTACGAATATCAGGATTCTTTGACAACTTAGAAACATAAATTGCATTACCATCAATCAAATCTGTATCATAAAACCCATCACAATCTTTAATTAACATCGGTGAAACTGATGTGAAGGAATACTCAGCCTTCATTATGGCCTGATAGACTGTATCAGCAGGACCACTGGTCGGTTCATCTAGTACAACGATGTTAACTTTGTCACCAAAGGCATCACGCAATTTATTCTCTGCGTTAAACTTTTCATTATGTTGTTTTAAAATAGCAATTGTGATGTTGTGTTTGCCAATAAAATGTTTGGCTGCATTCTCAATCATCAACTTGCCGCTGTAATCAGTCAACAAATATTTTGGTCTTAGGTTAGGAAACCTAGTAGATAGACCCGCACATGGCATAATTATTTCCATAATCTTCTCACTTCTCTCATTAAATATTCTTTATCTTTTTCATTAGTAGTATAAGGCAAAACTCGCATCAACATTAGAATCAGTAAATAGTGATTCTCATTATGTACAAAATTGTTTAGTTTGTCTATAATGAGATACAGTTTTGAATCAAGATATACATCATCATTTCTTATGAACCACTTACACACAAGGTCTTGTCTCAACTTAGCTAAATCAAATACAAACGAATCAAACTCAGTTGTCAATGGATCTATCAGTACAAATTTATCATTCTTTGTATCATACAAAATGTTTTCAAGTGTAAAGTCACCGTGATACTCAGATGCAGGTAGAATCTTAGGTAACTTATCTATCAATTCATCTGCCGTAAAAGGCATCTCAAATTTTGTAAAATCAAACTTAGATAACTTATTTCGGTATGTTTCAGTATAGTCTTTTTCGTATGTATTCTTTGATAGATTATACACTATTTCCTGAATAAAGTCAACTAGTTTATTGGCCTTATTAAAGGACAAATACTTCTTCATCTCTAGGCAAGAGATGTATTCCATATCATAATAGTTACCATAAATCTCATATATTTTAGGTAAGTTGATATTGTAATTGGAAAGAACATCGTATCTTTCCAAGTTGCGGGCAATATCACCAGTTTTTCTTACGAAGATTTTATCATCATCTTGCATTAAAGAAACATGACTGGCAGAATGGCCTTTCAGTTCTTTTAATGTTTTTACCACTTTGCGAAATCATCTCTAACTAATGAGTGTCTTGTACCGTTGTGAGCGCCAGGACCAAATGGATGGTTCATATTGCAGTACACGAGATTCTCACCGACTAAATCAGATACTTTCCAATTCATACTCATCATTTCTTCACCAATCATTGTAACACCGACATCATAGAATTCATCTATACGATTAAACACGTTACAATACTTATCCATGTTGCGTGACGATGAGAAAGCAAACTGATCGTTGCCAAAGTCTCTATTCGGTGTCATTCGACAGTTTGGAATGTACAACTTAGAATTGTCTAGTTCTTCAAATGGAATTTCAGTATTCAATGCAAAATCAAAACGTGAACGAATGACCCAATCGAAGTTCATTCCAAATTCTCTTTCATATTTCACCTTTAAAGAGTTGGCTTTATTCAACGAATAGAATTGTGCCCATGTAGACAACGCAGGATTCTTTACTTTCCAATTTGGTTGTGGTGGTGGTACTCTTGTGTACTTTGATAAGTCTGGTTCTTGTGGCGGTTCTTTTAACCACAACTGACTGTTTGTATATAAGTTTAGTATCTCAGTTTCACTCACAGTATTCCATGTGTGAAAAAATACTGTAACATTGTGTTTGTCAAGTAAATTCTTTTTTACAAATGGAAAAGCCTTGTCAAAAGACCTTGCTTGACCAGATAGGCATAATGCAACTCTCATATCATCTCTTTATATGAACGGGTAAATCAATCGCAATGTATGGTGTATCAGTTTCAAAGAAGTTTCTCATACACAACATATGTGGACAGTATCGTCTTTCATCATGTAACATGATATCTCTTTGACCATTTTCCCAAAAGAATTTAATACTCAACCATTCTTTTGTTTTCTTACTGAATCTTTTTGACATAATTTCTTCAGCTCTTGGGTAGAAGAAATACTTATCGGCATATTTCCATGGCACAATTGCAAAGATATCAGACACCATTCCATATTGTTCATTCGTTGGTGTAACCACAACATCAGAATAATCTTTTACTAGATTGCGTAATTTGAATGGGTATAAATGTGTATCATATCTACTGAATATAATATTATCATATTCTTTTTCAATCAACTCAAATGCTTTTCTGCGAGCAAAGTGCATTGATAATGTAACGTGATTTCTATCATTAACCATCAAGTCTTTAGGATTCTTCTTTGCAATTCTTTCTTCTGCATCAAAGAATTGTTCTGCATAAGTTTCGTTCTTTTCAACTAACCATTTTACTGGTTTCAACATTTTAATAACAAAATCAATTTCTTCTTGATTGCCTTCATCCCAAATAAACAAATAAACATCTAATTCATTTTGTTCTTTAAAATGTACAACTTCATCGGCAATATCTTTGAATGTTCTGATATGCCCAGCCATTACTAATGCATTAGTCACCGTACTTCTCCTCGATGATCTTACGCCATTCTGGAACTCTATCATACTGATGAACGATGTAGTATGGTGTTCCAGTTGATGTTACCACTATGTCACCAACTAACTTAGGAGTTCTCTCTAATAGATATGGCCTGAACTCACCAATCTTAGATGGATCAGCCGTAGTTCCTAATTGACATGCCCAACCATCTTCTGAACAAGTATACTTACATGTATCAAGATATGGATGCATTGATATCATAAAGTTAAAAGTTGATTGGTCACAGATTGGGATTGGTTTACCCAAACATGAAGTAAAGATATTGATTGCAATATCTCTCATTGCAGTACCAGAACCTGCAAGAACACCTACGTTATAAATTTCATTTTTTCTATAAATGTCATGCAAGAATGGTCCATAGGTTTCTAAGAGATTCTTATCACCCCACGGTTCATGTTTGTATAACAAACTTTCAGATGAGAATACAAGATTTTCAGAAATAAGATTAGCTTCTAACCAATCAATTGGATTCTGTTGAAAAATAACGTCTTTAACATCGGTTGTAATTACATACCGATATTCATTATTGCGTAGGTGATTGTAGATGTGAGCAAAGCGCTCAACGTGGATTGGTAATTGAGATTCATATTTCAAATTACCATCGGCATCTTTATTGATTGCTACAACTGTAAATCCAGATGCAACAACCTGTTCAACTGTGTTCTTGTCACAATTAAAAAGAACCAGTACTTTGTCACCTTCAAAGCCTGATTTGTTGATTGAGTTAACCCAATACTTTAATTTATCCCAATCGTAGTTGGTGCTTGCGCCTATAATCAAATCTTTCATAATATACTCCAGTTATTTATTTAGTTGATATCAGTCTCTTGTAAGATTTAAAATCTTTTGTATTTGTGTTTCTAAAATTGGTTTACGATTTGGCCATTTAATAATTGGTTGATCGGATGTCTTCAGTAATTTAGTTAAGAATGGTAGAATAATCTTTTCTACTTCATGTAGACGAGCTTTGTACTCATCTACTGTTTCTTCTTTCTCGGCAATAACCGAGTTATATTCTTCTTCGTCAGTTGCCGTGAATCCAAAATCATTATCACCATATTCGGCCATAATTTCAGTTAGATCATATTTCTTTTCTGCCATTTTTTTCTTCCGTTGCGTTTTCGTATCCCCGAGCAAAATCTGATGCATCGGCTTCTAGACCTTCTTGGTTTAAATACGGATTACTATACTTTTTATTATTCAAAGATAATTCATAACCTTCTTCATATGGTGCCATTACTTACTCCAATTTTTAGCTGCGTTAAAGTTAGCATGAGCAAATTCTAGTCTATCAATTAACTTAACTGCATTACCTTTTAATTTATCTACTGCCACAAAACCTTCTGGATTAGTCACTCTGTAACCATCATCTGTACGAAGGAATGTACCAGTAACTTGTTTTAGTTGTTGTAACTTCTTAACAATCATATTCTTTGCATCAACAACATAATTCATCATATCAAAAATTCTAACTAAGTCAGTTCTTGAATTGCGAAAGAAACGCATAATCTCTGTCTTCTGTAAAGACTTCTTATGTTTAGTATCTTCTTTCTTTGCATCAGCAATATCTTTATTTAGCTTCGCTTCAACCCAACGAATCAATTCTGTTGTGTGTGCTTGTGTGTCTCTAATCTTTAGACCTTCACGCACTTTTGTGTTATTGAAAGTCTTGATGTATGTTAGAATAACATCACTTGCAGCTATTCTATTTAGCGACAAAGAACTAATTGACTGTAATGTTCTACCAGCAACAGATAGAATGCCTGTAATTTGTTTTGTTTCTTCTTCAGTGAATGATGCAGTACCAGATGCATCAACAAAATATGCATCACGAAACCAAACATCTTTAGTTGTTGTTAGATTCTTAATATCTATGTTGAATGATGCCTTCATATCAGAGAATGTTTTACCTGTGTATGAAGTATGAAAGACAATACCCATTTGTGCAGATGTCATTGTCTTTGCAAGTTTGGAATCTGATGGCACAGCGTATACAATTGTGTTTGGTTGAAACGTAATGTATTCTTGGCCATCAATATTCTTTTCTGTGATATCACCTTTAGCAAACATCATATCGCCTTGCAGAACACCCTTGATGCCTAATTTAGGCAAATATCGCAATGCAACTTTCAGTTTAGCATTTAAACCTTCACTTGAATGGTTGTTATCAATATCTTCATCGGTGTAATTCAACTTAGGGTTTGCGTTGAATACGCCTTTAGTACCAACAAAGAACTTACCATTGTCTGGATTAATACCGCAGAATACAGCAGGTGCACCATCCCATTTTGTAGTAAGATTTACTTTAGATGTAGAATGGCCTGCAAGCATATCTCGCAATGATTGAAGAAAGTTAATAGTATCACGAGCGCCATTGACACCACGATTCAGTATCTCATCTTCAATGTGTTCAAGGTGCAAATTAGCACCTTCTTTTTTCGATTCGGTTAAAAATTGTGCGAAGTTCATTAACTATACTTTATAAAAATACTACTATTCTTTGTCGATGAAGATGCATATTCATATATGTATTTACACAAAGCATCCTGCTTTTTTTCTTTCATAACGGTGTAAACCAAATCAATACCAATATATTTGGACATCCACCAAGTTTTATCTTGTCTTTGTCCGGCTTTTGCTTGATTAATTAGTGTATCAAGTTTTTCATTTGTACCAGATAATTCTTTAAACATCATAGCAAACTTTTTAAAATCCGCTTCAGTTGGTTTTTCAATTGGTACTTGATTTGGTAAAGTCAATTTAGACCTTGAGATGCCAATATCTTGAGCACCTTGAAATATTATACCACCGCCAATTTTACCACCTGCAGCCGCCTTGCCTTTGATCTCGCCTTGCCATGAAGATGGAACAGGACGGCCTGAGAAATTTCTTAATTGAACTTCTCCATCTTTACCTTCAGATTTGTATTGAAGGTAAATGTCTTTTGAATCGATCATATTTCGACCAAGTTTTATTCCAGTAAATTCTGCAATCAATGGTTTGCCATTATTAAAAAGCTTAGAATGTGGAATATCTTTAGGTCCAATTTTCTTCAATGAAATACCAATCATATTGGTATATGCAAACTCATCATAAACATAACGATTGTATTCGGTTAAAGTATCAAAATCTTTACGCAATTTAAAACTCTTTTTAATCATCCAAATATCAGCAGGATTCCATTTATCATCACCTGTGATTCCACTTCCACTTTTAAATTTACGCCAATTACTATAGATAGAATCTACAAGAGAACCACCACGATAAAATTTAAAATTTTTACCACTTGCAGCACCAGGAACTTCTGAGAAAATTAAGTTAGCGGTTAAAACCACACTTCTGAACCAGTTCTCATCTAAACCCTTCATACAGGCTTCTAAAGTTCGGTCACAATCTGCATCACCAATAGTTTGTTTTGTAATCTGTGATACATCTACCAAATCTTCACCAAAATGTTGTCTTGTAGCGCAAGCATATGCTTGTAAACTTTCTGCAAGAGCAGTAATTTCTGAACCAGCACCAGAAACTTTACCTTCTGTATCATTATTGACTTTTGTTGGGATTCTCATTTACCTAGTTCTCCATTTAACTAGGTATTTATCCTACCTGAATTATCGAATTATGTCAAGCACTTTATCACCAGTCCAAACTTCTTGTTCTGTACGAATACGACCTTCAGTCTTTAACGTATCAAATCGATTGATAGCCTTCTTACGCCACCACTCTGTGATGTTGGCCAGATTATGTTTCTCATAGTTCTCACCTGGAATTAACTTATCAGTCTTTCCATTTACAAAATCAACCATATTCTTAAATCCATAGTCAGAAATAAAGTACCGTTTTTGTTCGTTTAAATTCTTGGCATTGTCAATAGTCTGTGCAAACTTAGCAGCCTCTGGCGTGCCTTTGAGGCCAATCTTAATCATAGACACCATTGCATTAGAAATCTTCAACTTGCGTGACGAAGCGCCTTCTGGTGCCAATGGTTCACCAATAATGCCTTCTATGTATTCTTTGAGGTCACTATAAGTTTTACCATGCAACATCGGTAAGAAATCACTATCAGTTAACCCTTTGAAACGAATCAGAGGTTTCATACCATCATACTGTGATACTGCTTTTGAAGAACCATACAAACTGGTTGTCTCAAACAAGCAGGTGGTCATCTTATACTTTTCATCCAACATTCTCCGCACTTCATGTGTTGTACAGATGGCTGCAAGTAATTTACCACCAAGATAATTAAAACCAAATGGTTGTGAAGGCACAATCACGAAACCCATGGCCGCACATTGATTAAACAATTGAGCACCACCTTCATGTTGTGTGAATACTTGACCTAGCATATTATTACGAGGTTTACAATTGATAACAGGAGAACCAAGACGAATGAAACCAACCCACTTCTGTGACTTCTTTTCAAACACAGCCAGTCTCAAACACCGGCCAGGAATACTGGTCATATTTGAGTGACTAGAAATCATATTAAGATAAATGTCCCATCTATCTTGTGGCAACTCAAGGATTTCAAATTCCATATTAGCGGGTGACATGGTAAAATCAGAGAACAAATCTTCTTCTGGTCCCATGCCAGGCAAAGTAAATGGTCTTTCTGCCATTGAGTTTAGTTTTTGTTCACGCATGTATTCATCAATACGACCAAACTTATCAAAGTAGTTTGAGAATACATCAGCACAATGCACCGCTTGTTCTTTAGTTAGCGTCATACTTTAAAACCATCAAAGTTTTTTCTACGTTCACGATTACCAAATGTATTCAAAGGCTTGTCTTCAACTTTACCTGCATCAACAATATCATTCTGTGCAGAGTCTTCAACATCATACAGTCTCATCTTTGATCTAT